AAAATGCAGAAAGGAAAAGACTGTATGAATCAATTAGAAAACTTGATCCCCGTTGCCAAAAAGGACAAAACGCGGTCGAACAAGTACAGAATCATCGATTACCCCGCAAGGTACCCCTGGCTCAAAGAGGCGTGTCCATTGTCTCCCGACTCAGCGCTACAAAACATTGCCGCGTTTTTGGATGGCTTGATTGAACCCAACTCTCGCATACTCAAAACCCATTTTTATGGCGAAGAGACTCCATTCGAGGATATTCTGAAAAAGTGGGACAAAATCGCGATACCAATCAGGACCAAAATGGGACCTGAATTTCTCGATGACTACCTATCATTTAGGAAGAAGTGTGGACCGCGTAGTGCTTTGCATTCGTGGAAAAAGGTAAGGGAAGTATATACAGGCTACTTCCAACCAGTACCGTGTAAAGCAGCTGAAGATGACATCGAAAAGGCATTCGACTTTATTATGCAATACACGGGTTTAGCACTGTATATTCACCGCTTAAGACCACTTGACATTAGATCAGGCGTGGACCGGCTCCCTAAAACTACAAACTGGGGAATGCCCTACTATGTACATGGTAGAGTTTACGACTTCGAGAGTGTACTTGTGGATGGTACGAAGATGCTTACCGGTGCGGTAACCGTCAAAGAAGATCACGTACCTATGTATGAATCGTTAGCAATAGCGATGAGTACCGACCCCAATCACCCAGGGTGGTCATCACCGAATTTGCCGTTCAGGAGAACAGACAATAAGGGACCATTGGTTGAGGACGTGGCGCAACGAGCAGTGTGGGGCCAACCACATGGTGTTTCAATACTAGATGCTACAATTGTAGGGCCGATAACCGGATTAGTACAACGGATAAAAGCTCGAGGCTTTTACGCGATTATCAATGAAGAAGAACTTACCAAGAGAATACACTTCATGCTAAGGGAAGCTGAACATGGAGGCCGTCAGACTGTCGGTTTGGACAAGGAAATATGGGATCACCACGTAAGCCGGAAGTGGATATACCCAGCGTTCAAGCGAGTGGGAATGTTATTTCAGGAAGGATCATTGCCAGGATATTATGATAACCTGATTCGTTATTTCATAAGCTCCAACATGATCACCCCTGATGGCTTGTTGCAAGGTAGGGAGGACAACGTTTCGTCTGGTAGTGGATTCACACTATGGTTGAACGGCTTTATACACTTAGGTGTGTTAGCCTACACCTACTTCAAAGTAAATGGTTCATTTGAAGGGTTTGAAGCAGAGGCAAAGGGAGATGACGCAGTTATCAACCTAAAGTCAGATCAGATTAAAGATTTCGTGGACGTCACTAATGAATATACTGGTATGGTCAACAGTCTAAGTAAGCAATGGACTGTTCCTGGAACAACGTCTTTCGCCAAGAAGGTATATAGATTAGATATACCTGCAGGCGTACCACCGAGTAGTAGAACTGTTAACTCTGAAATTTTTCCAGATCAGGGCATTTCACTTGAAATGTGGACCGGGTATTGGGAGTCAGCTCGTATGATGTCTCAGTGCGCTAATTACTGGGGAACCCCAGAGTTCGAATCGATAGTAGATTTTACGATTAAAGGCGATATGTACGGCTTGGGTACGACTACTGAAATAGGCGTTGACGAAATACTACGTCGCGCCGGCGGGCCAGAGTTACTGAACCGCTTGCAAGGCAACGAATCATTGAAGCAGAAAGGGATCGAATGGATGGACTCAGAAGGTGATCCGACTTTGAACTATCTGCGGGGCCTAGCGGTAGAGAAC